GCTACCCTGACCCTCCTGTGTGCCCCATCTGCCACCAGCGGTGCGATACCATCTATCGCGCCGAGGATGGAACAATCGTAGGCTGTGACCGCTGCTTAGAGGCCGCAGACGCATGGGAAGTCAACGAGTGCTTCCCGGAAAAGGAGTAACCCTATGAAATATGGAAGAAGTTTGCAGGAATTGGCGATTGAACTTGATCGGCAAGCCAAGGTCAAAAAGGACTACGTTGCCACGGCGGGTTCTATGCAGATGACCGCCGTCAACGAGAACTTTGACCTCGTGATTGGCAACACCCCATTCCAGCTGAATGAGAATGCTCACCGTCAGCTGGGATTGCAGCTGAAAATCCCGGCGCCCTACTACGAGCGGATGCGGGCAGAAAACCCCGGCTTGCTGATGGCAAACGTCAATGGCTGGTTCCAGCAGTCCCCGGACACCCGCCGCATGGTTCGTACCCTTGACGGCACCGCCCGCGCCATTCTCTCCGACCGCTACCGCCGCATCGACAACTACGAGGTTGCCCAGACGGTCCTGCCGATTATTTCTGAAATGCAGGGTGCCCGCATTGAAAGCTGTGAGCTGACCGATACCCGCATGTACATCAAGGTTGTCAATGAGCGAATCCAGACCGAGGTTGTGCCGGGTGACATTGTTCAGGCCGGCATCCTGATTTCCAATTCTGAGGTCGGCATGGGCAGCGTTTCTGTGAAGCCGCTGATTTACCGCCTTGTCTGCACCAATGGCATGGTGGCTGATGTGGGCGTTGGCAAGCGCCACGTTGGACGCATCAATGAAAGCGTGGATGGCGATTTCGGGATTTTCCGGGATGAGACCATCGAAGCCGATGACCGGGCGTTCCTGATGAAGATTGAGGACACCGTCCGGGCAGCGGTCGATGAAGCCCGGTTCAATGCACTGGTTCAGAAACTCCGGGATGCCAAGGAAGCGCCCATTCTCCCGGCGGCGGCTCCCAAGGTGGTTGAGCTTGCGGCCAAGGAGTTCAACATCCGCCAGAACGAGAGCGAGGGCATTCTGGGGCATCTTATCGCGGGCGGTGACCTTTCCCTCTATGGTCTTGCAAACGCTGTCACGCGGCACGCGCAGGACGTGCAGAGCTACGACCGCAGCACTGAACTGGAGGCCACTGGCTACAAGATTATCACCATGCAGCCCGCGCTGTTGAAGCGTTGGACCGAGGAGGTGATTTTTTGAAAATAAGAGGTAAAAAGCTGACCCGCCGCCAGAAAGAAGCCCTTTCCGCGCAGGGATGGGATTTCCGCCTGTACCTCTGCGTCCGGGATACCCCGGACTTCATGGAGCTGGTCAACCGCACCACCGGCAAGTACGTCATGTTCCGCAAGTAAACCCGCAAACTGAAAAGGAGTAAACATTATGATTCGCAATCCCAACGACATTCAGGACGGCGCAAAGAAGATTCGGATGCTCATTGCTGGCTACCCCGGTATCGGCAAGTCCACGCTGGCCCTGTCCGCCCCCCGCCCGCTGCACATCGACTGCGATTTCGGCATTGACCGTATCGAGCCTCGCTACCGTATGCCGTACATCCAGCCCCGCAGCTATGACGAGATCCTGAACGACCTGAAGCCGGAGAACCTCAACGACTTCGAGACGCTGGTATTCGATACCGCCGGTAAGCTGATTTCCCTGATGGGTCTGTGGGCTATCAAGCAGAATCCCAAGTACGGCCAGCGCGATGGCAGCCTGTCCCTCAAAGGTTACGGTTTCGTAGGCCGTGAGTTCGTCCGGCTGATGGATTACTGCTTCTATGAGCTGAAGAAGAACATCGTGGTCGTATTCCATGCCACCGAGGAAAAGGACGGCGATAACACCCGTCTCCGCATCAAGGTTGAGGGCCAGACCAAGAACAATGTGTGGGAGCCTATGGATCTGGGCGGCTTCGTGGAAATGTACGGCAACGACCGCACCATTGGTTTCTCCAACTGTGAGAAGTATTTTGCCAAGGGCACCCGCGGCATCCACGGTGTCTATAAGATTCCCGCCCTCGGCCCCGGCAGCCCGAACGACTTCCTGACCAAACTGTTTGAGGAGTACAACAGCAAGGCCGCCGAGGAAGTGGCTGCAAATGCCAAGGAGAACGAAGCCTACGAGCAGGTCATGCAAGAGGGCAGCAAGATTATTGCTGGCATCAAGGATGCCGACACCGCCAACGCTGCCATGCCGCCGTTCAAGGCTCTGCAGCACCACTTGACTTCCCGTCAGGAACTGAATGCCCAGTGGAAAGCTAAGATTGCCGCTCTCGGCCTGACTTTTGATACGGCCGCTGCCCAGTACAAGCCCGCAGAGGAGGCACAGTAATGGCTGCATACCTTGTTACTCACTCGCTGCTGTCCTCGTGGCTGCACCTCATCCGGGAGAATCCCTACGAGGATTTGACCACCGAGGGCGACCCGCTGGCAGAGTTCATGCTGGTCCTGCGCCGGGAGCCTACGCCCCGGACGGAGGCTATGCAGAACGGCATTGACTTTGAGAACCTTGTGACCTCCATTGTCAACGGCCACGATGACCCCAATAATCCGTGGAGCTGGGCCGCCGGGCAGATTGCCGCCATCATCAAGGGTGGACAGTTGCAGTTTAAATCCCGCAAAACCATTCAGGTGCGCGGCATGGATGTAGTCCTGTATGGCCGCCTCGATGCCCTCAAGGCTGGCACCATCTACGACATCAAGTTCAGTAGGGGCTATGAGCGCGGGAAATTCTATTCCAGCACTCAGCACCCCACCTATATGCTGCTCATCCCGGAGGCGCAGCAGTTTTCCTACCTTGTCAGCAATGGCATGGATGTCTGGACGGAGTGCTACCGCCGGGACGAAACGCCGGATATTCGCCCCATCATTTCGGATTTCTTTGACTGGCTGGATGCCTATGGGCTGATGGCCGAGTTCAAGGAGCACTGGAAAGCCTTATGACCGGGCGGCTCGTGGACATAAGTTTCAGTCTGAACCGCAAGCAGCGCATCACGCTGGAAGTTGATTCCGATTTCCGAAACCTGTGGGACAAGCTGAATCAGGAGCCGCTGCTGGACATTGAAATCAAGAAGCACCGCAATAAGCGCAGCCGCAGCGCAAACGCCTATTTCCACGTTCTGGTCAACAAGATTGCTGCCGAAACCGGTGAATCGGACGATCTCGTGAAGGAGCGGTTGGTCGTGGCCTACGGCACGGTTGCGAGGGACAAGGACGGCTGCACCGTGGGCTTCAAACTCCCGGTCAGCGTAGATGTTCACGACCTCTACAAATACACCCGCTGCTTTGATGTGCGGGAAGAGGACGGGAAATGGTTCAACTGCTACTTGGTTTACAAAGACACCAGCAAGATGGACACGAAAGAATTTTCGCACCTGATTGACGGTGCGATTGAGGAGGCCAAGGCTCTGGGTATCGAGACGGACACCCCGGAACAGCTGGCCCGGTACAAGGAGGAATGGTCACAATGAAAGGCCGAATCGTCATCTGCAACTACTGCGGAACGCCCGCAGACTTCGTGGACAGTTCGGTGGTTTACCACGGCCACAGCTTCGGCATGATTTACCTCTGCCCTCGCTGCGGTGCCTATGTCGGCGTACACAAGGGGTCTGACAAGCCCCTTGGCCGCCTGGCAAATTCGGAGTTGCGCAACTGGAAAAAGGCGGCTCATGCAGCATTTGACCCGCTCTGGAAATATGGCCCCTACCGTGGCCGCCGGAATGAAGCCTACCGCTGGCTGTCCGAGAAGATGGGTACTCCGATCGAATCCACGCACATTGGAATGTTCGATGTGGACCAGTGCCGCAAGGTGGTCCGCATCATGCGAGAAGAAAGGAACCAACTATGGGAAACGTAATTGTTTCGAGCGACCCTATTCCGATGATTTCCATTTCTGTTGAGGAGTACAAGGCTCTGCTTCAGGCGCAGACCGAACTCAACGTCATCTATCACAAGAGCGTCAACGGCGATGTTTACGACACTGGCACCTTTGTGCAGGAGATGCGGAACGCCATCCACCCGATTCTGAACATCAAGCAGGAGGACACGGATGCTGAATAATTGCACATTTCAGGGCCGCTTCGCCGCTGATCCTGAAATGCGGACTACACAGAGCGGTCTCACCGTCGCCAGTTTCCGCATGGCCGTTGACCGGGACAACGTCGGTCAGGATGGCCAGCGGGCTACTGACTGGCTGAACTTCGTGGCATGGCGCAAGACGGCAGAATTTGTTGACAGGTATTTTCACAAGGGCAGCATGGCCATTGTGGAGTGCCAGTGCCAGACCCGGTCCTATGAGGACAGGAACGGCCAGAAGCGCACCGCCACCGAGTTCGTGGTGCAGAAAATTCACTTCTGCGGCCCAAAGACGGAGCAGCGGGTTGATGATGGCGGCGAGGCACCGCCTCCGGGCTACCAGCAGCCGTCCTATCAGAACCAGCAGCCGCAGCAGATGGGCTTCGCCACCCAGAACCAGCGGCAGCAATGGCAGCAGAGTGCCCCCGGCGGGCAGCAGCCCAGCTACTCGCAGGGCGACCCTGACGACTTCTCGGTCATCGATGACAGCGACGACCTGCCGTTCTAAGGGGGTCTGATAATGGCAACTGGAAAAAGATACTACTGGATAAAGCTCAAGGATTCGTTCATGAATTCAGAAGTGGTCGATTTCCTGATGAGCCAGCCGAACGGTGCCAGCTATGTCGTCCTTTATCAAATGCTCTGTCTCAAAACCATCAATACGGGCGGCCGCCTGACCTGTCAAATTGGCGACATCATTATTCCTTTTGATATTGAGAAAATTCAGCGTGACTGTAAATGGTTTTCGCTGGATACCGTCCGTGTTGCTCTTGGTCTCTATAAACAACTTGGTCTGATTTATGAAGAACAGGATGGAACGCTGGTTCTTGTCAATCATGCTGAAATGGTCGGCAGTGAAACTGACTACTCCGCACAGAAACGTCTCCAACGTGAAAATCGTCGCAGACAACTTCCTATGCAGACTGGAGACAGCACCGCAGACAACAGCGTGGACAATGTCCATACAGATATAAGAGATAAGAGAACAGATATAAGAGATAAAGAGATAAGAGATAAAGATAAAGATAACGGTAGTCCGGCCGTCGATGCCGGGCTGGCTGAGATCATCCGCTCTTTCGAGGACAATCTCGGAGGTTTCCCACCAGCAGCGCGGGAAGACCTGCTGGGCTGGCGGGAGATTTTTACGGACGACCTCATCTTGCTGGCCATCAAAAAGGCCGCTCTGGCCGGGGTTCGCAAATGGTCCTACGTCAACGGCATCCTGAAAGTATGGAAAAACGAGGGTGTGAGAACCCTTGGTGACGTGCAGTCCCGTGACGAGCGGCGCAAGCCCCCGGCGGGTCAGCAGCCCAAACGCTCCGCTGCCGAGGAC